TCACCACTTTCCCTCCGGGCATTTTTCCGTCGCCAAGGCCACTTTCGCCCAAAGCATACACCCACAATGAGGACATCGCCAACCATCGGTACATTCATTGCAAATCGACCGGCGTTTTATATATTCATCTTTCGATACGCAGGCAAAACCCTTACCGCTCCATCGCAGCATTGCCTTTGCAAAATCCCCCGCCATTTGCAAAAGCGTAGGCTTTTTACTCATATCTAATGGTTCGTCTGATACATAAACATCTTTTGGCAAAACCAGCTTTTTGTCCGGCTGGATAATTTTACTCTGTTCTATGAAGTAAAAGCCAAACTTGCAGCACCATATTTTTTTAGCTGATGCAAATTTGCACCGCTGGCAAATCTTAATTTGTTCGGCTGTTATTCCAGGTCTGCTAATACACGACATTGACAGTACCTCCAACGGTAACAGGTTCATAAGCGCAACCTATCCAAGTTTGATTATTGACCAGTGTGTGTGCCTTTCCGCAGTTTTCACCGGTTGTGTATGGTATAAGTTTCTCTGCAAAAACAACAACGTGAGGAGTGGGTGCATAGTAATCCCAAGTCCATACGGTATCAGGTGCTCTGCCGTGTGCATTGCATCTATAAGACCCAATTTTCATAATGCCATTTTCAATCTTATAGCCCTGATAACCATCGTGAGTTTCATTGCAAGCTGTGGTATCTATATCGTGTGGTTCACCATATCCACCGACAGTTGCGTAGCAAAGACAATTACCACGTGAATACCAAAACGAAGCAATATCCGCTGCAACAACGACTGTAACACCGCTGCTGCCAAGTTGTGCACGTATCCTGATAGTATGAAACTTGTCTATACGATAACACCAGTTCGATGGTTGAGGTGGCTGATAACAGTCTGGACGAGGTTCAGGGTCAGGGTCGCACCCTGTGTTGTTATAGCCTAATCCCCAAATCCAGGAACCTACAAAGCCTCCTATCGGTATGTATTTTTCATAGACACAACTGCCTATATATGTAAGAGTATGCAATCCATTTATAACACCGGCTATGCCTTCTGATTTGCTTCGTGCATTGTATGTTGTGGGTGGATTACCGCATTGCATACAACCTACATCTTGCAAATCTGAAAACTGTAAATTCAGCGTTGGCATAGGACACGATTCAGGAACTTCAATTTTAAATTTACCGCTTACAAGGTCATAGCAACCATAATAAGTATCATCGCATAAACCACCTGTAAAAGTCACAGACACTTGGCCTTTATGTTCTCCATCTGCTGTTACAATGCCGCAGGCGTATGTTGGGGTTCTGCTATTGCAAACCGGACAATCACCTATCGTATAAGCAGGCTGAATTTTTATACGTTTGCGCGTTTTCCAATATGGGTTATCCATTAGAATACAACCGGTTATTGTCACAGACATATTAGTCATCCTCGCATACTTCTAATTTTACATAGAGATAGCCATCCGCTGTATCAACATCAAGGAAGTCTGATGCCATAATCTGAAAGACTGTTGTGCAGTACCATCTATACTCCGTCTGGTTGTCAACCCTGCAAGGCAGCTTGATAACCGTTATTTCCTGACCACTGTACAATCTTGGGATACAACTGGATAGATGTGTTCCAAATGGTGCCGGTTGTTGTTTGTTTATATTGCAATATACCGTTACACCAGCCTCATTGCCGCTTGTCTGTTCAATGCCCGATGAATCGTAAAGATTTGCGGTTATAGTATTTCCGGTTCCGGCCGATGCTGTCAATTTAGCCCGCCTGATACCTGCATCTGGTGTTGCACCAAATCTGATAACCGCCCACTTTTCACCTGTGCCGGACTCTTTCCAGAGGATAGTCGCTGGCCCTGACACAGTGCTTTTTAATCGGGTCTTGTCGTTATCAAGTATATCTGCAAAATTATGTGTCTGGTCGTATATATAAACCTTAGTTGCAGCACAACCTGTTGCATATGCTCTGCCGATAGAATTGTTCGCTATCGGTTCTGCTGTTATAACAAATCTGCTGTTGCTGTGATTTGCAATCAATGGAACGACACCGCCAAAGACAACCGGCTGATTAGCCGTTGGGAATATTGCCACACCTGTAATGCCCAAAATATTTAGACTGTCAACCGCTGCGCCTGTGTTATTTTTTACATAGACAATATTGTCAGGCAAACCTTTAGAGTTGGTATTGATATTATTTCGGCGATTGATGTAATCTTGTGCTGCATCAACCATCGCATTATATGTGCGGGCCGGTATTCTTAACTTCTCACCATCACGGACTTTTTTGAATACATCACCCATTACGCACCCAATCCCAATGCCGTGAAATTCCCTGATTCATAAACCTGATGAACATATACAGCCTTTGGGATTTGTATTAAACAGTTATTGTCAGTACTCTTTTCATATAAAACCCAAAGATATTCCCAACCTTTTTTAGAAATACCGCTTATAGTACCTATCGTGATATTGGTCTTATTGGGACTTGCTCCAAATTTGAAGTTTATTTCCCAATCACCGCGTTTGCCGTGCCTTGAACCCGAAGCACCCATAAACAATACTTCACCTGCATTGTAACCGTGCCAGGAAGCATTGTTGGTCTTGCCTGTTAAGCCAAATAACGCAGACTTAAAGGCTGCACCAACATCATCATTATCAACAATTCTCGTCTCGCTGAAACTATATACCGGCACAATAACATCAACACCGTTGACACTGTTGCCATCAGCATTTATTGCACCTTTAAAATCAGGTGGACTTGAACCGTATTTGGTCACGGATAATGGTGAAATGGTTTGAGTAATCTTTTGGGTTCCGCCACCAGTATCAAAATTGTACTCAATATCACCAACATCTTTTTTGTTGTAACCGTAATTTACAGTCCCAACCCAAATCCTATCTGCAATCTGCTCAACATCGTAAGATACTCGCGGTATTAACGCTTCTCCCCACGTTACCGGCGAAGTATCGACAAGGGCGGCTACAACTTCATCATCATCAGCAGATGGAGTTCCAACAGTCGTTTCTGTAATGATATATTCAACGGTTGCGCCTGTATTATTGCCGCCACCGCGTTTGCGAGCTGACCATCGTTCAGAGACTGTGTATGCACCTGGCATAGTTAATCTCCGAACTCAACATCATTGTTTTCTGAATTTTCAGCGATATCTTCGGTTGCCTCGGCAGTTCGCTGTGTAAAATCAGCTATTCTTTGCATTACACTGCCGGCACCCATCTGCGATAGACCAAATGCGCTGAATGTTCCAACTGTCGATGCTTTTGATAAACCGCTTGCTGCCTGCCAGTCTTTTTGGGGTCTTACAGACAATTCTTTGGGTTTGACTGGTTGTTTGGCCTTGGCCACAGATGCGTTAAAATCGGCCTTGGCCTTAGCCAGTTCATCAGCAACGGCTTTTCTATCGGCATTGTTTTTATCAATAGTACGCTGCAGACCTTCTTCAACATATTGGTTTGCAGCCTGCAAACCGGCATCGAATTTATCTCTCGCATCTTTGCGCCTTGCAGTGCGCTTCGCTTCTATCTCATCAAGACTGTCTTGTGTATCCTGCTGGAGTTTCAACCTATCGGCATCGGCCTGTTTATCATTTTGCAGAATCTGATTATCATATTCACCTGTCCTGTCAGCTTTGTCCTGTGCGAACTGGTCATCTATTTCTTTGCGGGCGGCTTTTTCATCAAAGGTAGGATCTGTTAACTTCTTCCACCATATCCAGATACCCATAAGTTTTTTTGCCATCCAATCAACGGTATTACCCCAGTACATTTTGAAACCAGCCCACAGATTCTTAAAGAATTGAACCGTAGTAATCCAGGCACCTTTTAAAAATGCACCTGTCTTTACCCACACTCGACCAATGAAAGCCACCGTCTCTGCCCAGGCAACCTGAATTCCAAAGACCACTGCATCCCACGCAACAGCTATTGAATAAACTATCGCAAACCAGACCTCTAATATTGCAGTCTTAATCGTAATCCAAAAGCCGAGCATCCATTGTTTGGCCTTGAGCCACTCTGTTTTTACAAATAGCCAGCCAATTCGTGCAGCAAGTCCTAAATCTCCTTTTGCCAATGCCGCCGATATCCCACCAATCGCATTAGTTGCATCTTCCTTAAGACTTGTCCAGCAGCTGCCAAACCAATTCAGAAGCTCTGCGCCATAACCTGTAAAATATAGAACGATGCCGGCCAAAGCGCCTATGGCAACTGCTACCATTCCAATCGGTGAAATTAAAAATGTAATCGCTGCCTGCACTACACTGCATGCAGTTCTTAATAACCCGCATATTTTACTGCACCAGATAACTGCATTGCCAAACGCGTATATTGCAGCGCCACCTGCGACAAGCGATACACCAAACAGAAAAACAACTCTGACAAGTCCCAGATTCTGCTTTATCCAATTATTGACAGTACCAACCATCTCTGTGATCTTTGAAGCCCAATCTTTAAGCATGGGAACAAGCGCAGTACCTATAGCATTGACAAGGCCGTTTTTGATAATCCACCACATCTTCTTCAATTCTTTATGAAATTCCGATGCAGCTTGAATATCCTCATCACTCATTGTAGCGCCAAGTCGCTCTAATTCCGCCTTGTAAGCTAATATCGCCCCCTTGCCCTGATTCAAAAGCGGTAATAAACTCGCTCCCGACCTTCCAAAGACTTTAAGTGCAAGTGCAGCTCGGTCGGTTGGATTTTCAATAGAGGCTAATCTATCGGCAATCAGCATAAACTGCTGGTCAACAGATAAACCTTCCAGGTCTTTAGTGGTCAGTCCTAATTTCCCAAATGCCTCAACTGCGGATTTGCTCCCTTTATTTAACGCATATAGATTTTTGTGCATAAAAATAAGTGATTTACCCAGCGATTGCATACTCACACCGTTCTGGTCTGCTGCAAAGGAAAGTCCCTGCAATGTTTGGGTGCCAGCACCTGTAATCTCTGATATTCGTGAAATTTCGTGAGCGTAATTTGCGGTGTGTGTGGCGGCGGCAATAAGCGGAGCTGTAATTGCCGTGCCGATTCCCATCATCTTCTTACCGAAGCTGGAAATCGAAGCGCCCCATTGTTTGATACTCTTTTCAGCAGCTCGCAGACCGCGAACCAGTGGACTTTTGTCCGCGAATATCTCAACATATGCACTGCCTGCTCTTATTGCACCTGATTTACTCATTATCTTAACTCCAGTCCTCAGATGTCAGTCCTCAGTCTTCAGCAAAAGATTTTTAGCTGATAGCTGAGGTCTGAGGACTGAGGTCTATTTTATTTTTTCCCAACAAATGCTTCTTTAAACAATTTCCTTGACTCTTCATCCTTGACTTCAATTACATTGGCAGGTTTATTTTTTGCGTTTTTCATATATGGATTAAAATCGGCAGGATAAAATGTCTTTCCCTTTTTCGGGTCGCTGTTTATATTGCACAGCAATGCCATCAATGCAGAGACCCTGTTCCATTCCATCCTGTCGCGCAACTCAATCGCTTCTGACATCCACCACAATTCCCGCAGTGTAAGTGGCCCAGGGTCAATACCCAGAAAACCTGCTAACTGATAGATTGATCGCCAAATATTTCCTGTATCTTTCTGTTCAGGTCTATCGAAGTTATCCTGCCGGTTACCTGGGCTATTGCCAGATTTATCATCTTCTGCTGGGTCAGGACTCCGTTGGCTCTGTCCGTCCTGCCCCGGTTCTGGAAAAAATCAACAAGCTCATCGTAGAATGCATTTTGAGCAGCTAAAACAGCAGTTGCTCCTAAAGCCTGGCAAAATTGTTCACTTGTTATATTTAATGAATCCGCCTGTGGCTTGACCATCGCAAACAGAACATCGCAAAGCAGAATTTCATCTGTACCAAGCCTGGTAAGTAAAGGCGGCTCACCTGCCTCCGGCTCCAAAAGATTAATATCCAGTAAATCACGAACTCGTTTTGCGCAGTCAATGGTAAGTGACAAAGTCCAAACCCGGCCTGCATTATCTGTAAAAGTCTTCACTTCAACACCTCACAAAAGTAGTAATATGCGAAAAATAACGAAATACGCTTCACAATTTATGAACCCGCAACATCGACCCACGTAGTAAACTTGCTCATCTTGCAGGTTACATCAACGGTGATGGCCTCTTCCAAGCCTTCTTTTCTATCAAACTTGGTAACTGTGAAGTTGCCATGAGGGCCGGAAGAATACTGTTCAGTCTTGCCACCTGTTAAAGCCGCAAGACAAATTGTAGAACTGTTTAATGCCGCCGTTTTAACAGCTGCAAAGAACGCATCACCCTGTTTCCAATTCATAGTAAATGACAATTCGCATTCACGCAGTGTCGCTGTAGTAGCCCGCCAGCCACTATTGGCTCGTGTGCTTATATCAGCCTCACCAGTTGATACCGAAACCGTCAAATCCTTTACGTTAGATGCCTCGGTCATTGCCGTTAAAAGTGCATCGGCTGCGCCGTAATACAATTTTGCGTTTATACCCAATAAAAAATCTGCTGCTGGCATTGTAAATTTTCCTTTCGTAAAATTCTGGCTTTTGACTCTGGGCTTTGGACTTTAGATAGACGTTTTTTCCCAAAGCCAAAAGTCTAAAGTCTAAAGTCCGTTCTTGGCTTTAGACTTTAGGTAGACGTTTTTTCCTAAAGCCCAGAGTCCAGAGCCCAAAGCCTATTTCCTAACACTGTCTTTCCAAATATCCGCAATCTTACCCTGACTGCTGACAAGAGCCGGATTCATATACGGCCTTGCCTTTACATTTATTTTTCGTTTTCCTTTTTTGCTGTATGCAATTGATTGACCACCATATTCCAGGGCTGCCGGCGCATTTTTACTCTTGGTATTGAGTAGTGCAGGGCCGACTATTACTGATTCGTGCATCGGGTTATAGCCATAATAAATATGTTTCTTTAAAAGACCCGTGTGACTCAATGGTTTGGTACCTGACTTACTAACCGCATGGCTGGAACCTTTTTTAATAGAGTGTCTGGCCACCTTGGCTACATAGCCACCAATATAATTGAGATTCTTGACAATGGCCTTGCCGGCTGCATTCAGAATCTTTTCAGCATCAAAGAACATTGACTTGAACTGAACTATGGTTTTATCAGATAATGTTCCTGCCATTAGCTAAATGTCCCCAAATATACATTTGCCTTTGTAACATTGGTAAGTGTGATAATTTCCGCTGCAAGCCAGGCCAAATCCAGACCATCAAAACTTACACTGCACAAGAGATTATTGCCGCTGTTTACAGCTTTGATATCCGTTGGCCAGTATGAAGTAACTGCCGCTGTATCTGCATATCGCGTCAGTGTCGTTGCCACCTGTGTCTGCGGGTCTTTGTTTACAGCCATAGTACCAAGCGTAAATGTAATCGCTGCAATCAGTTGTGCAGGGCCGGAGTATCTGTTCCTACCACCCCATAGCTTTACAACAACCGTTCCGTTATCGCTTCCGGTTGCTGCGAGCATCAATTCAATATTATTCAATCCCTCCATTGTAATATCCATCGCATAAGATGGTTTAGTATCCATCGTCGCAGCGGCAAGAGGAGTATCGGCCTGTGTTACAGACCGTAATAATTGCCATCCTAAAAATCTTTTTATCTGATTCATATATAAATACCTTTACCAACCGTATCGTTTATTTATTCTTCTAAATGGATTTGAATTTGTTGCAGCAGTTAATTTGACAACTGCAGTCAATTCATTGTATAGTTGGAAATAGTTAGAACTTTTACTTGTTGACATTCTTGCAATTCTTCCAGCCGCTGCACCGAAACAGGCCAGCGATGAGATAAAATTGCCAGTACATTTCGCAGAAATACTGCCACTGTGATACAAACCGTATGAACTCATAGTTGAACCGCCGATTATGTCACCATTTACAGTGACAATATCGCCAGAAACAGAGTACAGGCCATAGCTATTATTGCCCGTACCACCTATGAGATTGCCAGTAATGATAATAGTATTTGAACTGTTTGAGTATATTCCGCACGAGCCAGTAGTACCACCTGCAAGATTACCAGTAATATTGAGCGTTGCGCTGCCAACAGTAATACCATGCCTGCTGCCAGTTGTAGTGCTTGCGTATATATTGCCGTTTATATTTACAACCGAGCCATCATCGGGGTAGCTTAAATCAACACCGTTGGCGGCAAGGGCTGTTATATTGCCATTTATTGTAATGTTGCAAATGTCACCAACTACCAACGCTTTTGCCGATGCTGTACTGCCTGAAGTTAAATTGCCGTTTATGGTAAAACTGGATGTGTCACAAAAAAGACATACACCTGTTCCTGCGACAATATCGGCATTGATAGTTACACCATTACTTACGATTACAAAACTACCACCGGCTGTGCCACCCTCGGCGGCTGTTGATAGCCGCAGACAAGTTACATTGCGGGTTATTTCAAGGTACGAATTGCCATTGGCACACAAAACAGTGGTTGCATCCGCATCATCAGCGTACATATATTCTTCGACTTCACCTGTTGCGTTTAACGCCCAAATGCCATCGTGAATAGAACCAGACTCTCTTGCGTACCATACAGCCATTACAGCACCTTGCGAATGGAGTTGATTTGACCGATTATCTTGACAAGCCCGCCGAAGACCGCATCAACATCGGCCTGCAAACCTGTGATGTCAGTTTCGAGTTTCATCACATCAGGAATGAAAAGCATTTTTGCTGCGCCACCAGTTTCAACCCATCGGCCTGTTGTCTGGTCATAATGAGCATCTTGCAATGTGATTGTCGCCGATGTTGCAAGTGAACCGTTTGCGATACCTGTCTGTAAAACTATCTGCGGTATAATCAGCGAGTTAGGCACAACAGAATTGGATGTCTCTTTTGGTAATGGCATGTGGAAATTCCTTATTCAATAACCTTAAAATTCAATGTTATTACACTTGTAAACACACTCGGTGGCTGGATATGCTCAGCGGAATATAAAAGAATACCGACTTTAGAACAGATTGCATTAATACCCACACCCGCACCCACACCCACACCCGAATACACCGTACCCCGAAAACTCTTTGCCGTAGTCAAAACCAAATCCGCCAGTGTACTTACTTCCGGGTCATCGGGTAACTTGACAGACTTTTGAAATGCAATATCTATTTGGTAATCAAACTCACTGCTGCTTCGGCTGAATGACTGTATATCCACAGATTTGGGAACAACAGTCACTCTCAATGAAGCCAGGTCTTTTAATTCATAAAACGGAAACAATGACCTTGTCGCTGTAACACCGCCACTGTTAAGCGTTTTTACTACCTCATCGGCAATTGTAATCGCGTTATTGGCCATTACTGATTATCTCCTGATGCCTTTACTATGCCATCGGGACTATCAACCTTAAATGCATTTGCCTCGATAAGGCACGGCCTCTCTCTGCAGACCGCACAAAACGTCTGCAAGGCATTTATTAAACGCTCTTCCTGGGCAGTCTTGTCTTTTATCATCTTTTCAAGCGATGCAACCAGGCAGTAATTGCTGTACATAAGATATGCAACCAGAGCACAGCACAGGCCAAGCTCACCATATTTCATAAACGCATCTGCTACGGTTACAACATCATTGGCATTGCTGGTACTGTTTCCAAGCATAAGAAATGGAACGGCTGATATTGCTATTTTCGTTGTTAGTGACATTTAAATTTCCTTTGTGTGAAGACGAATAATCGTTCTGTAAGGGTCGCTATATCGCCAGCATCCATCCGGCAAAAACATTACCTCGTAAATAGCTGAATTAATCTTAATCTGGTCACCGGCCTGCGGAGTCGTTTGAGTTCCATTGATTACCAAATCCTGGGCTGCAAATAGAAAATCTATTACCAAACCACCAATCTTAAAACCGGATTCATCTTCTATCTGGTAATTCGTTTTGCCAGATGTGGCCTGGATGGTAATAGTGTCCAGACCACGTTTGTAAACTACAATCTCAGAAGCATGTGCCTTTAGCTTTTCAGCCAGAAAATCAATTCCTTTTTTCAAAATATTAGACATCGAAATAGCTTGGCCATCAGGCCAATCCACAATTTTGATTTTTTAGTTTTGATTTTTAATTTTAGTTACGCTTCCTGACTCCATGTTCCGCGAATCGCCTTGATTCGATAACCATCGACACCATCGGCAACGAATGTGATGAAGTCACCTTTCTTGGCCGTTGCTTTGGTATTGGAGAGTTTCTTACCATCACCGCCAGCTGTAATACCCAGCCCGCCGAGGTTTTTATCAGCAGCCTGGAAATCCACTTCAACAAGCGCTGCCGCATCAGCTGCCATATTCATAACCGTAAATTCAAGACCAACTGCTGTTGCTGGAAGCGTGATTACAGCAGCATCGGCTGTTACATCGTAGCAAACACCCGATTCAGCTGCCGCTGCATTTGCACTTGCAGCCTTGGTAATGCGGGCAGCACCTGCAAACGTCGGTATGCGAGGGTCGAACTTATTGATTGCTACATATACAAACTCATCTGCCGCCGCCGCATCAACAACCGCATTGCCAAGCAGGACATCATCAGAAGCCTGTGCATCGCCGCCAATCTGTGTTGCAGCGCCGCTGCCTGATGTACCGACCTTGGGGTTGCCATTTGCATCGAACCAGACAGGCAGTCCGGCAACAAAAGCCTCATTCTTTTTGGGAACCGCAAAGATACCTTCAATGGCAAGTGCACCTTTTACACCCGCTGCGATATCGAGTTTTGTAATACCAACCTGTCCTTTGAGGACAACGATACTGCCGGCCGCTACATCAGCAGCCGGTGCGTAATCAATAGATTTGCCATTCTGATAGAAATTAATTGTATAAGCCATTTTGAGTACTCCTATATTTTAAAAGTAATTTTTCTACTATGCTTCGCCCTTAATCTTTACCGCTCCGCGGTAATCCTGCTCGCGAACACCAAAATCGATATATCCTCTGAACTGAATACCGAGCGTATTAAAATCGGCATCGGTTTTTTCAACTGTGGGCTGATCGATTCCATTCAAGAACGCAACTTCCAATGCAGGCAGCCTGTTTGGATCGGCAAACAGATACCATGCCTTCGAGCTGTAGCCGGTAAACGATGAATTGCTCAGATAACTGCTCGAGACAACCTCATATTTACCGATGTGTGGGTTGGATGATGGTTTCCCCTTATTAGCAGTCGTTGTTTCATTGAGAGTGGGGGACTTCATGAGCATATCGGCAGGGACCCTCAATGCCGTTGGCACAAGAATAATCGAAGGCTGAATGCCAAGCGGTCTGCCGTTAGGCTTGGTCTGGTCATTGAACATTACCTCCGCATCGGTCAATGAATCGACGCACAGTGCTGTATCAGCGCCATCCTTGTAATTCTTATGTGCCGTCGAGAAAAAGCTCGATGGATTGGAAAGTAATAATCCCCACACAGCATCAGCGATAGCCTCAGCTGCTCCCATACCGATTTGTCTGGGCAGATCTGTAAATGCAGCCAGGTCATCATTGATAATCATCTGACGAGTTAATGCAAACATAATGCCGTGGGTATCAGCCTTTTGACCGTACTTCTGCTCATCGACTTTGCCGTGCTTTAATTCGCCATCAGCGCCAACCTGCTCGAACTTGAAATTGCCTGTCATTCTGTATCTGCTGTGTTCCTTGAAGTCGTTAACACTGGCAATCTTGCAGATTTTTCGCCAGGTATCTTCGATATAGCTATAACCTTCCAGGAGCATTTTATTTGCTACATTGGAGAGTATTCCAGGCAGCGATGCCGTACTGAACGCAGCAGACAGCCAGGCCGAGGCATCTCTGCGGAACCTTGGAAGCTGCATCCCGCAAATCTGCTCACAATATTCCTGGATACCAATACCGCGGAGCTTATCTGCAGCTTCTAATGTCTGGACATCATAGAGTTTTTCAAGCCGGCCGGCTTGGATACCAGATGACATCAAAGCTATAGCCTCAAAGACCTTGGGAGTTGCTATAACCTTCTGAGATGAAACAATATTTACAGTCGGCCTTGATGCCCGCAGAACTTCCAGTTCACATTTGGGCTGGTCCCAACCTTCGGCAATTGCCTTAGCCTCAATATCATCGAATTTGCCATTGCAGATTTTCTTGATGGCGGCTATGCGAGTGGTTTCCGCAGCAGCGGCTGTGCGGATATCAGTGATGGCTGATTGGGCCGTTACATTAACAGCAGCCTCATCTTTTTTAGTTTCCTGTTCCTGTTTTGTTTCTGAATTTTCCATATTAACCTCCGTTAAACTTGCGGCAATTGTTGCCGATGTATTATTGTCTGCACCCAGGGTCACAAAACTTATTTCCCCTAAGGTTGCTTTACGTGCTATATTCAATGGGCCGGTAAATTCCCGGCCATTTACATTTATATTTTGACCTGCCTTGATGAACTCAACCTGATCGGCCCGTGCGCCAATCGATGCCTGCCAGTTAAAACCCTTATCCGCCAAAGTAATCACCCGCATTGCACGAGGTGAATCACCTAAAATTTCACCGACAGCAATGAGATTGTTCTCAACAATATCCACATGGTCGGTCTGGCCGAGCAAATCATCGATGTCCTGATTATGACTGATAAATATCGGCCGCGATGAACTGCCTGTACTCAAACCCTGCAGGTCAATGACCACAGGATATTTCCAGCCTTCAAGTGTCATCGGACTACCTGTATATGCAGTCATTGAAAAACGCCTGTTCTTGGGCTTTTCATCCGCGGCTACTGTTTGTGCTGCTTCGATTGAAAAGTTTGCCGTTAGATTTAATTTACTGTTCTTCATCTTCGTTTGTCTCCGTAATTGAAGTTGTTATTGTTTCCGGTGAAATACCAAGCTCATTCATAAGCTGTTTTTCACGAGCTTGCTGGCGAAGTTCAACCTCCCAGTCCTTGCCTTGTTTGGCATATTCATCTGCCAAAGTTGTGGTATGATTAGCTAATCGCATTTGCTGTGCTTTTGCCTCTTTGGCTGGATCGACATGCTCTGTACCATCCCAGAACCATTGATGTGGATACCGGCGAATAGTACGCCAGTTCAGCGGCAAATAATCAGAAATTAAAATTGCCTCATCAAGCCACGCCTGCAAAATCCTATCGAGTATCACCAGTGCCATATCCGCCTGATCCACCCTGATACTCTTGTAATATGTTTGATGGTCGAGCCGGCCTGAGGCATAGTTGTATCCCGATGAATTACATGCTGCGATATTAAAGGGCATATTCAGACAGCGGGCGATTTCATTTAAAATCTGATTTTTAAACTCACCGTAAGTTGTGGTTGGCTGATGCGCCTCTATCTGACCCAGTTTCCAGCCATCAGGCAAAGTTGTTGCCATTCGCTTTTCTAATGCAACCACATCCATCGGCTCTAAATTAGCTGCCTCACCATTTGCGGGTGAATCGGTATATAAAACCGCTGCAAAGTCTGCTGCAGTTTCCGCAGCTGCAATAACTGCAAGTGTATATCGCCGAAGCTGTGCAAATAGCGGCAAAGCAGGAGTGATTTCAGGAATCCCCCTGCTCTGTCCGGGACGGTCTGCTCTGAACCAATGAATCATCGAATCGGCATCGATAGTGTTATATTCACAAAAAGATGTACTCGACATTGAGCCGGGATGGTTTTTGAGCACTAAATAGCCGGCAGGATTGCCAAAAGAATCGAATTCGATTCCATCTACGATAGACTTTGGGCTTTGGGCTATAGGCTTTTGGTTGGAATTATTATTGCTAATCGCTGAGGACTGAGGACTGAAGACTGAATATGGAGTTGTAACCTGGTCTGCTTCAATCAATCGTAAATCAAGTTTAACCGGAGAATTTAAATTTCTGTTTATTGAAAGTATCCCGAATGCCTCACCATCAGAAGCTCTTGCCATACGCATCGTGCGAAGTTTTTGAGCCAGGCGGATTTGAGATGCCCAATTCATAAACTCCGATTCGATAATGCCATTGCCATGATCATCATCGGTAAGCATCTGAAGCCTTGGTCCTGTGCCGACAACATCATTGGCAAGCGTCGTAACTATGCCGCGAGCGTAACTGTTATTTGCAACCTCGTAGCGGCTGCGGTTACGGAGAGTTTTGCGGACATCAGGGCTTGCAGCACTATCAGCAGACAGAGCATCTGCATTTAACCAGTGACGATAGTTATCCGTTGTGGTCTGGGCAGCATCAAACCTCGCCCGCATGATTCGCCCTGCAGGATGAAAGGTCTTTTGTTTTTTATTTTTACCGAAAAACCACATAACTACTCTGCTCCTGGAGGAGATAATTTTGAGAATTTAATACCAAGACCTTTTCTCTGGGTCGCATTCTTGCTGGCCAGGTATTTATCAGCGGCAATCTGGTCAGCCAGTGGATGCTGCTCGACAGAGACACCATCGCTACTGACTTTTGCTGGCGACTTTAAATTTTCTACAATTGTTTCTTCCAAATTTTCAGCCATAAAAAAATATGTCCCTCTATAAGATATCTATTACCTAAATGCCGATTTTTGTAACGGGTAGGAAAGAATATTTCTGTTGAAGTTACATATGTGTAACTATTTTGAGATTTGCTCGTTTGTATGTATGCGTTTGCCGCAATAGCGACATTCTTTCAATCGTATAATACCTGTGGGACGTGGCCGAGTATAAATAGTATAAAAATGCTGACATCCACATTGATGGCAGACTAATCCTCGAATAGTTGATTGTTTATTTTTATCAGGATCGTTTCCCACTATTCTCTGCCCCTTTGAATATCGGAAAGTTTTATGCGAGTTCTAACTTTATTTTGTAAATCTGCCGCAAATAAGACAGCACCCTGAATTGATGCCGCTACGCTGCATCCGACCAGACAGTCGAACCAGTGATTGTCCGGACTTCCTGCACGCATCTTCCATTCATCAACTACACGCCCTCTTCCCTGGGTACGAATGCAATATTCTGCGGTAAGATGTTCTGAAAACAACTGATGTATCTGAGATTTCTTGCCAAATAATGACAAACTTCCAGGATCACCCATCGAAACTGCAAATCTCGCATGGACAAACGATTTCCAGTAATTTGTATCGATAAGAACATGGCGAATGGCTCGCCTGTTTATCATAGATGGTATTCGCCAATGATGACCTACTCGGTCTCCCCGTTTTTTAATATATTCGCTAAATGGAATACTCGATGCTCCCACAAATTTACCATGGCTGGGCAAAAGAACAGCCGAATGTGAACTTTGCCTGCAGAATTTATATACCACATCCGTAGATTGACCCCAATTAGCATCGATAAGACATCTGTCAACTGTCAGATAAGCTCCATCATCACGTCGCCATTGCCGGCTGAGATACGAACTGATTAATTTATCCAGTCCATCATATATCGCACCTTCAATTCCGGATGCTGATGATGCATCTGCAAGCGTTCTGGTTATATTACGCAGTGTAAAATACGCCTGTTTCTGGCCCGGCCATGTACCATAATCTATAACATATCCGGTAAAATCATCTTCCCATGCAGCTACTACAAAAAACAAAGCCTTGGCTTGCACATCTACAAACATTGTAATGTGGTTACATCCGATAGGAACTTGTCCGCGTGCAAAATTGTTTATTTTTTCAGTAATCTGTTCAGAACTTAACTGATCAGCGTCACCTTGTTGTTCCGGCAATGGTTCATTTTGATATTCTGCAAAAAATGCCGCCTCATCCTGAAGTTTTAAATTCATGGCATGTTGAATAGCAGAAAGTTCATCGCAGTTGTACCGCTGCGGCCATGCTATTACAGCACCATCATCCATTGCTCTGCGATTTTCACGATAAAATTCTGTCGCTTGACTTCCATCACCATCATTTTTAAAACTCTCGCTGCGCAATTGTGCATATTTTGACCATAAAGCCTCATTTACCGGGAATGAATACACCATCTTGGTTCGTTCACCCTGCCACTGAGGATATTTATCCCTATCAAGAATCTGGTCGGCAAGATCGCCAGGACGTATTACCGTACATGGCATAATACCTGAAATCTTCTGGCCAGGGCCGGCAAGATTTAATATCGCACCATTTAATGTTTCCATACGAGATTTAATCTGAATAGGACTACGTGCCGATTCGTCAGTCTGCGGATCATCAATAACTACAAGTGATGGTCTCACACTTTTACCATCAGCACGTTTGTATTTCATACCGCGAATACGTCCTTCGATACCGGCAACACGAATAATAGCGCCGCTGGCTGGTGAACCTTCTATTGTCGGCAGGACAATTTCATCACCTACCCAGCTGATTCTCGTTGGAATTCCTTTGTATGTCTGACCTTTGGCGCGATTCGCAATACGCTCAAGACACTGAATAGGAAAAAGAGCTTCTGGATAGTCTTCTAAAAGCAGTTCGTTAATCTCGCATTCGGTTCTGATACTGTCGAGCATACTGATTGCATGATCTTTGTCCGAACCAATGAGGCACACAAAATCTCTTGCGCCGATGAGTATCGACCACAGGCATGCTATTTCAGCAAGCGTTGTTTTACCACTGCCTCTTGGCATGGCCATAGCAAACAATCCTCCTCGCAAAACGGCCTGCTCGATTTTAGCCATAATCTTTAGATGATCATCCGACCATTCCAACCTGAATGTCTGTGGGAAATACGCTTCACAGAAAAACCTGAAATTTGCTGCCGCTTTAGCTTTGCGATCAGGATTAACGACAGCAGGTAGCTGGCCAATATCACGGCCGGATGCTGACAGTTCGGCGTTGCGGGCTCGTTGTTTTTCTTTTTTTGCATCATAACCGGTAAGTCCGGTTGACGGTTCGGTAGATAATTTTGCGTACCAGCTGCGAAGCATCCAGGCAGCATATGCCAAGACATTGACTTTGGTACTATCACCTATGCGCAGACCGGCACGAATGACATTACGACGAACACGCGATTCGCTGGTTACTTCACCCAGTCGTGTCGAATTCAATAATCCCGCAAGTTTTGCGGGCTTTAATTGTTTAATATCTATACTCATCGTTGATTCTGCTGCTCCAGCCAGGCTATAAATTCCACAAGATTGATAAATCCTTTTGCATCCACAGGTGATCCAGAATCGATGGCCGCTTGTATCATTGATTCGGAGACCTGTTGTCCACTTGCCGTTCTAAGCAATTTGGCAATATCGGCAGGTTTTATTGCCATCGGGTTGATTTGTAAGCTTGTCTTGTCCGTAATCATTTTAAAAATCTCATAATTATTGAAAAATAATGCATTAATTACCTTGGCTTATTAGCGAAACAATGGCCTGATGTGTTCATAATTGAAAGGAACATATATGAAAAATGAAGAATATAAAAAAGCAAAATTCGATATCGCAAACCTGATCGGGTGGTTTGAATGCGAATTAGAAAAAGAAACAAATACCGGTTCGCCAATCGATGCCCGACGTGAATTGATCCGGGCACTTTCAATATTTAGCGGCATATCAGAAAACCAAATCAAAGAATCACTCGAAGATATAACCCACAACCCACACATAAACGAAACCAAAAACGAAAGGAAAACCAAATGAAGATCGAAATCACAAAAGGCAAATACAAAGGAATTCGCGGCAGAGTTGTTGGAGTCTATACAGATGGCCGATACGACATCAACGTTATAAAGCCTAAACCCGGTCATCCTAAACAGATGGTCATCAAAACAAATCTTTGCAAAGAAATTTAAACAAAGGAAACAAACATGAAAGTTAAAACACTTACACTCGAAGGCCAAACTGGATATACAGCAACAATCAGCAGAGAAGAAAAAAGCATCGTCTGTCATATCGCAGATAACACCGGAAATTGCATAAACATCCATCGTGTATCGCCGGATGATCGGGACGATATGTTCAGCATGGCCGAATGCATACAATTTCAACTCGATGGATGCCACGGCACCAACAGTATGAAACATGATTTTTTCAGAATGATAACACTTTTTGCAGATTAAGGAGTTTTTACAATGAACGAAATGACAATGGAACAAATTATAGCGGATGCATTGATTGAGCAGGATGAGATTATCTCGACTCAGACCTTTGAAGCATCCGGGGTTCTTACAACAAATAATGGTCTTGTAGTTAGAACCCAAGATGGCAGCGAATTTCAAATTACTATTGTTCAAAGCAGATAGAAAATTATTTTTAACGAAAGGAAACGTATAATGAACGCAAACGAAATCCAGATCAGCAAAGTCTACGCAATGAAAGTTGGCAAGAACATTATTGGTATTCGCATTATGGGTCAAACGCCGGATGGCGGCTATAATGGTATTAACATAAATACCGATAAAACTATCCACATCAAATCGCCAGGTTGTCTTCGCGGCCCTTATAAACCTAAAACCGTCAAGGCGGCGCAGGTTGAAAAAGAAACCAAAGATACGAACAATTCCGCAGAGCCAAAGAAAGAACGCACCCGGTCGAAACCTGGCGGTTTGAGTTGCGCCCTGCGCGTTCTTCAGGAAGAAGCAAGACCGCTTAGCTGTCCGGAAATGGTCAAACTTATGCTCGAAAAGGGATACTGGAAAACCGATGGCAAGACTCCCGCAGCGACGATTTACAGCGCAATTCTTATGGAGATTAAGAAAAAAGGCACTGACTCGCGGTTCCGTAAAACCGAGCGTGGTAAGTTTGAACTTGCCAAGTAGTTCCAACATTATTTTTGCTCCTGACAAACCCCAGCCATAGCGGTTGGGGTTTTGCCGTTTAGCTTCTTGGCCAAAATCATTAGTAAAGAGTTCTTGACTTAAGTAATTTGTTAGGTAAGATTTCTTTACTAGTGATTTTCGTAAGGAAAGGAAACTATACCAATTATGGCACGAATAACAGGCACTTATAAGGCAACAGTTATTGCCGGCGAAAAAATACAGGCATTTATCCCACATCCTCTGCCACCTAAAAACCCGATTTTGCAAATTAATGGAAAATTGGATAAGTTGCATAGCCATGCAATATCCGCTATCGGACAATTGTCGCAGGCCGCTTCGATAGTGCCCAGCCTTGAATGGTTTCTTTATGGTTTTGTCAGGAAAGAGGCTGTTATATCTTCGCAAATAGAGGGTACACAAGCAACGCTTGAAGATGTATTGACCTATGAGGCCACGTGCCAATCCGAAAAAACCGCTGATGTCGAAGAAGTATGCAATTACGTTGACGCCCTTGCATATGGCCGCTGCGAAATGTCCAATCCCAAGGGACTGCCTCTTTGCATGCAGCTTCTTTGCAAGATACATGAACATCTTATGCATGGGGCACGCGGGGCAGATAAGCAACCGGGCATTATCCGCTCTTCGCAAAACTGGATAGGAGGAACTCGTCCTGGAAATGCAAAGTTTGTTCCACCACCACACGAAAACATTCCTCATCTTTTGAGTGATTTGGAAAAGTGGATTCACCACAAAGATAAACTTCCGCCATTGGTGCGAGCCGGACTTGCCCATGTACAGTTTGAGACCATCCATCCTTTCCTGGATGGCAATGGTCGCATAGGAAGACTGCTCATAACATTGCTGCTGGAACATTGGGGATTGCTCAGCTCTCCGCTTTTGTATCTGAGCCTCGCTTTTAAAAAGCACCGTCAACAATATTATGAAATAATTAATAATGTCAGAATAAAAGGTGATTGGGAAGGCTGGACGGCATTTTTCCTTGAGTGTGTCAAAGAGTCTGCAAACGATGCCGTAGATGCGGCGGGCAGAATGTTTATGCTGATAAATAATGACCGCAAAAAACTGGCAGAGCATACTTCGGCAACTGTTGCCGCCATTCGTCTGCTTGACAATCTTGTTAAACATCCAATTATTACAATGCCGATGGCAATCAAGCTTATTGATGCCTCTAAACCAACCGCAATAAAGGCGATTGATGTATTGTCTAAGGCCGGGATACTCGAAGAAATCACTGGCAAACGTAGAGACCGCATCTATGCCTACCGTAAATATTTGAAAGTATTGACCGAAGACACTGATATTATTAACCCATCCGGCAGATTGGCTACTCGCATATCGACATCCAAAAACCGCTGATGACATTACAGTTCATCTCCCCAAAGCTGCGGTGTTTCCATGCCGCGACTTTTTTTAATGCCAAAATTAGCTGCATTTATGTGGATGAGTTGTACATTAATCATTAGTTTGCTTTCTCAAGTTGTACTTTCTTACCGGTAAACTCCTCCCACCGTTTTATTATCACATCACAATAGATAGGGTCGAGTTCCATACCGTAACATTGACGATTATTCTTATGGCTGGCGATAAGCGTAGTGCCGGAACCTAAGAACAAATCGAGTACGATATTACCGGCTCTGGAACTGTTCATAAGAGCCCGCTCTACTATTTCCACAGGCTTCATTGTGGGATGAAGTCGGTTTGCCGATGGCTTATTTTCTTCCCATACCGTGTTCTGCGTCTTGTCACCATACCAATGATCTGGGTTGCCTTTGATATGAGCATAAAAGATTGGTTCGTGTCTGAATTTATACCTGCCAAATCCCCATGCAAATGTATTCTTGACCCATACGATTTGAACGCGAGGCTCAATCCCTGCCCGACGCATACTCGCCTCGGTATCCATCTGCCAGGCCGAGGCATGACAAATATACAACGCTGCGTTATCCGATACACATTCCCGATACCGAGCAAAGAACGCATCCATAAACAAGATATATTGTTCTTCAGTCATAGCATCGTTTTTGATTGTCATTTCATCATCCGTACCTCCGACATACGCGACATTATATGGTGGGTCGGTGAAAACCATGTCGGCAAGCCGGCCATTCATCAATCGCTGGACATCTTCTTGTTTAGTCGAGTCGCCGCATAAAACTATATGAGCGCCTTTTACATCGTCTCTGGTATATTCAAACTCATGTCCACATTGACATTTAGTCTTCATTGGATTCCTTTCTGATTAGAATTGCCTTTTTGCCGGTAAACTCTTGCCATCTCTGAATACAAATATCCACATACAGTGGGTCTATCTCAATTGCCATACACCTTCGGCCTAACTTTTGACATGCAATTATTGTTGTACCAGAGCCGCAGAATGGTTCAAGTACGCAAGACTGTGGCCTTGTCGCCATAGAGATAAAATGCTCTGCAAACTCAACCGGAAACACCGCTGCGTGAACTTCAGAAAAATCATTCTTGCCAGATGGATTAAGCTCAAATACGTTCGATATATCCCTGAAGGTATTCGTCTTTATTTGCCGTGTCGGATTCAGCTCTGTTGCGAAGATAAAGATATACTCAAATCTGGAATTCATAACCGATTCGCACATGGCGGGCTGGCCGCCACCTTTATGCCATATTGCAACATCACAAAAATGCTCTCGCAGGGCATACAGCATATCGATGACCGCAATTTTATTACCTGATAATTGCTGGATATTTATGAATTGATATTGACTGTGTTTTTGAACGTTCAGAATTACTGAAATCAGGAACGACAAATATTCCTCTTGTGTTTTGTCATCACTGTCGTTGGCATATTTCTGCTCGGTCATATTCTTATTGCCACCCAGAGAATTGTCACCGGCGTTATATGGTGGACTGGTAAAGACAATATCCGCAATCTCGCCGCTCATCAGGTACGCAAGGTCATCACCGCTCGTGGAGTCGCCGCAAAGCAATCTATGACCGCCAGATACATCGGCAGGTAATATCTCAAACTCGTGTTGGCAGTTTTCGCAAATCATAGACTGTGATCCCTTCCGCATTTGGGGCATTTGACCTTGCCGCCGAGAATATATAAATCGCCTGGCTTTGTTACCGCGACCTTTGGCGTAGCCGGCACCGCATCTTCATCGGTAAGACCTTCTTCCACGGGTTCGGCGAGTAGATTTGAAAGTTCTTCTTCGCTGAAGCCAAGCAAATCAAGATTAAAGTCCATGCCCTGCAAATCTTTTAACTCGATGGGAAGCAGTTCATAATCCCAATCGGCAATAGTAGCGGTTTGATTGTCGGCGATTCGATATGCCTTTATCTGGGACTCGGTTAAATCTTTAGCCACATGGACTGGTACTTTTTGCAGACCAAGCTGCTGTGCGGCCTTGTACCTTGTATGGCCGACGATAATTACGCCATCTTTGTCAACCACTATCGGCTGACGAAAACCAAATTCCTTCAAACTTGCTACAACTGCCTCGACGGCCTTGTCATTTATGCGGGGGTTGTTTTCATAAGGATGAATGTCATTGATATTACGCATTTGTATATTCATTATAAAACTCCTAAAAATATTTTTTACACGGAAACCAACTCTGTCTTACTCTGTGATTGTTCCCGCTGCGGTTAAACGCGTTTTAACGGCGAAGGAACCATTTTCAACCCGTACCCCCTATCCAGGTACGGGTTGTTCTGTTTGCGTCGATTCTGCGCGCAAATCTCGCTTATTACGGGCACTTTTCAAGATTTCCTGATAAGGTCTATGTGTCCAGAGCGGGCAAGCAAGCGATGTACATTTTCGCACTTCTAATTTTTTCCAACGCATACAATCCAAACATTGTGCTTTTACTGCAGCAGACAAACTTTTTCCGGTTACTGCTTTTTCATAAGTCTTCCTATAAGGTTGGGGAATAATCGAGAGATGGTTTTCAATAACCGCTTTTCTTTTTTCTTCTAAATTCATTTCCATTTTTTAAAAACCTTTCTTTTTCAATTTTAAAATTCTGGGATAATCATTTCAGGTTTGACTGTTAGTTTGCGGGGTGGGTTGTTGTTCAACCCTCCCCAACCAAACCATTATTCAACACTTATCAGCTACCCGTATTTGTCTTCCTTGCTTCACCAATGTTCTGATACAGCTGCGTTTCAATTGCTTTTACTTCCGGAACGCTTGACTGCGATACTTGCTTCATAGTCAGCTCAACGCCCTGCTTATGTGCTTCGTATTTGGCCTGTGCCTGGGCAGCTTTCTGGGCATTTCTTTTGGCCAGTGCTGTTGCCGTTGCCGCTGCAAGACCTAAGCCAATCTCAATCAGCGGTGCGTAAGGATTAAACGGTGTGCTGGCTGCATTAGCGGCTCGTGCTCCTTCAAACACAGTAGTCAAACCATCTGAATTGCTGTACTGTGCATTTTTGATTGCACTGGCAATAACCTGTGTCTTGTCCTGAACTGCGTTGATTGTACTTTGAAGCTTCTCAACTTTGGCAATAGCATTAGAATCGATGCTGCCATTTTGCCTGAGCGTTTCCAGCGTAGCCTGCGTCTGCTGTTGGAACTGGTCCACCTGACTGCTTAACTGCTGGGTCTGGTCAGCCAGCGTTCGGAGGTCATCTGCCTGTATATTTGGCATTTGACATCCACCAAGTGCAATTGCTAAAGCAGTGACGATGATAATTGCCGCAATCACCACATCCCATTTACAAATTTGTTTTACTGATTTCATTTTTGTACTCCTAAAAAAAGTGTTTATTTATTTACCGGCAACATCGCCGATAATTTTTCTTTTGATGCCATTAGTGGGCCGTTGAGAACATTTTTGCTGCCGCATCGAACACAGGGTTTGATTACATTTTTCTCTCTGCCGAAATACATCATCTGACAATCCAGGCAGTAGTGAGCGTAAAAATGTTGCTTTTCGTTTTTAATTGTTGTTGTATTCATAGTCCCTGTTCTTTGTTAATCTGTAACGACTTTTTGAATCCTTCCCTTTTCACCCCGTCTATACGCGTGCGCGCGCATCACATCGCGCGTGTGCGTGTGTGGGGTGAATAGGTGAAAGATTATTATTATTTTTTATATATATATTATTTTTCATATACTTATGACTTTTGAATCTTTCCCCAAATGCTTCACCCTGACTGTTGGCATTTTTCACTTTCTGAAACTTTTCTGGCACAAAAACGCTCTTAAACCCGTCAAACCCCTTAAATCTTTCACCCTTTGGTGAAATATTCATTATCTTTGGTGAAGACATATTTATTCCTCCAGCAGGCGATAGCCCGTCCCTTTATTGGTTTTAGTTGGAATAGTTATTGTTTCGATATCACCTTGCTCATTAAGAGTTTCGATGATATTGCGGAAATTAGTTTTATCGATTTTCATCCGCTTGAGCAGTACACTGTGCAGCAATGTTCTCTCGTCCGCTTGACGAAGTTTTTGTTTGACCTTGAGGCATAAAGCATGGAAATCATTGTCAGCAACGTAGCATTGCGAAAGATAAAGCATCCTTCGAAGCTGATGTGTCATTAATTCAACAGACCACTTTGCAGCCGCTCCGCTAATTAAGGGTGATAAATGATTTTCACTGCAGCTGTAAATCAGAGCCAGCTTACGAGCATTTTCATTTGCCCTGCCCCATACAGTTTTTGAAACTTCATCGTTACTATCTTCTGCCTTTGAGTATTCACTATCTGCAAATACTCTGAAATCATCGAGAATGCGTTTACCTTCAGCAGAATAATCCACAATTGCCGGTACAGGATTTACATCGATAAGATTGTTTGGTTTGCCGGGATTAAAATCCTTCCACCATTTTGCAATTTCGAGGATTTCCTGTGGCATTGAATCAATCAGGCCGGCATCTTTGCCGGTTGAGCGTTTGCCTACATCAATTGTTATCATCCTTGCGATAAAACCATTGGTAAGCATTCGCTCGCTAAGGGCAGCATAATAATACGTTGGTGTCGCTGTGCCAAATAGAGTCAGATGCGGTTGGTTGATGAATCCAGCCTGCTGTTTTCCTGCCTTACGCCGCATTGGATATATGGAATTGCTGGATGTGTACATTGTCAGCAGTGTCCCCATGATACTCTCTAAGTGGCCATCACGGCTTTTATTGAATGATTGGAGCATGGTATCAACTTCATCATTCTGGAAGAGCATGCACGGCGACTGAAACATCGCATCCTGCAAACCTTCACCTGAGGCAAATTTATCACCCAGGGCCCCCATGTCACCTATCTGGTTAAGGATATATGCATTAATTTTTCTGGGATAATCTTTACCCGTTGAAGCGCCTGCAAGTGCCAGGATATAAATATTGGGCCGAAGATCACCTTTCTCACGAACCTTTCGGCCGCATAGATAAGATTGCCCTGCCAAACTGCCACAAAACGCCATGTGCTGATTGGGGTATGCTGAAACCTGCATGCAAAAATCTATAACTCTTGACATATAGCCAGGTACTCGCAAAAGCTCCAACGGTATCGGCCCCGGATCAGTAAACCGCTGGATTTGCTTATCTTGTTTTTCAAACGATTTGACTAATGCTGAAATATTTACATCAGAAGATGGTTCGATATTTTTTTCACCAAAACCTTTAGCAGCCAGCGCCTGTGCTGCCCTGCTGTAATCACCATTATGTTCCAAAAGTGTGTAAACGCTGAATGGTGAATAAGCCTTTTCGCTCTCGAATGGATGTGCATTTGTTGAAAAAACATAAAACACTCTATTTTTTAGTGTTGCCGATGTCCCACTTGCTTTACCCGGCCTGCACCAATGCTCGTTTTCACCTGCCTGATAACATTGCCAGCCATGTTGTAATAAAACTTCCCTTAAATCACCATTTGCATTGTAATCATCACCTGGACGTAGATTACCTGCCGGCGATGATATTGGTTGAGTTGGCTGGATCGGTTCTGGAACATACTCGTTTAAAGATAACGCTGCACTAAGAAGTATATCCCTCTGGTCGGATGATATTACAGGTATTTTAGTAAAATCATTTTGGATAAGCTCGTATCCGGGTGTTGGCGCACATAGAAACAATCCACCTTCACCACGAGTTTCAATATATGTTGGCAGGATATACCAGCTTCCATCCGTATCCTGGATTGGCTTAAATGCCTTGTTACAAAAAATTACTTCATCATTGTTTGCTACTACTATCTTGCGTTTGGCAAGCTTAAGGCTTTTGGAAATTTGTTCCTGACAGCGGTAAATAACATGCCGACCACCTGATTGAGATTTTTCGATAACAAGCTTTATAAGTAAATCGGGTGATTCTTTTGCGATAATTTCTCGCCACGGTTCGAACATTTCTGCGGCAATATCAAAATCTATCATTTCGAGATTGCCAGAGACTTTACCAGTCACAATGCATATGCCGCTATTGGCATTGTTGAACCAGTTATTTATTTCGGAATCATACGGCAAACGCTGCTGATATTCTTTCCAGTGCGATAAAGCTGCAAATTTGCGATCAACATTTGCCGGTAGAACTGAGAGACCGGCTTTTAAATATGAAAAAGATATTTCTTTTAGATTAGGCATAGTTTTTTCTTAAAATGGAATTTCATCTTCCGTAGGAACATACTGTGGCTCTGGTTGATCGCATTGCCAGTTGTTTGCTTCGGGATCTTCGAATTGATAACCGGTTATCTGGTCGAACTTCTGGCCGGCAATATGTTTTACAATTATTTTTATTGGCTCTCTCAGTCTTCCATTTGTGGCAAAAAAGACTGCCATTTCAGAATCATCTGGAATTGAATCGCTCGACCTTTGCTTCCACCAAACTTCAGCTTTGTGCCGTGCGAAACCAGTGTGCTCAAAACATATCCATTCTGAAATGTATGAACCGAAACCTATTTTATATTGCACTCGCATGGTTCGAGGTGATTCGGTTTTAGCTCCCTTCTTGGTGTGAACACTATAGAGAACTTCCTGAACCTCGTATTCACTAACACTTGTCTGGTCGGATAGTATCCCTTCGGTGCTGGCAGTGGTTTCGTGCTTTGTTTTTTCCGGCGGTGGAAACTCGTATCCACAAGCAGGACATCTTGTATAGGCAGCGTGAATGATTTCAAAACATCCGGGGCATTCTTTTGCGGGTGCATCTCCATTGCCTTTGACCATTTTGTCTGTGACCCGAAGGCAATCGACGGGACCATGACGAAGAATATTTCCACCAAAATCCAATACCAGACAATCATTTTTTCTTTCATGTAATCTAAAACCCCTTCCTACCATTTGGTAATAAAGGCCCGGCGACATTGTCGGGCGCAACATTGCTATACAATCGATATTAGGTGCATCAAAACCGGTAGTTAATACATTTACATTGCACAGATATTTGAGTTTACCACCGCGGAAATCTTCTATCATCTTCTTTCGCCAGCCATCGGGACTATCGCCAGAGACAAATCCGCATTCGATATTATGATTTTCCTGAAAAATCCGCTGAATGTGTTTTCCATGTTCAACACCCGCTGCAAAAATAAGAACTGCGTGCCTATCTTGAGTGTATTCGAGAATTTCTAAACAAGCGGCTTTTACCCTCGCATCAGTATCCATCAAATCTTCAAGCTCATTTGAGATAAATTCACCACCGCGAATGTGAAGACCACTTGTATCAACCCTGGTTTTTGATGCTTTACTGCGTAAAGGACAGAGATAGCCATCGCGGATTAATTCTTTTATTCCTACTTCGAAGCAAATTTCATTTAAGATATTATCCGGCCCACAAATCATACCTGTGCCGGTTCTGTAAGGCGTTGCTGTTGTGCCAACAATTCTAATATTTGGATTTACAATTTTAGCATCCCGCAGAAATGATAAATACATTCCTTCGCCACTTGTAGCGATAAGATGCGCCTCATCTATTATGATTAAATCAAACGGTTCAAACTCAAATGCCTTTTTATAAATAGACTGAATCGATGCGGCTATCACCGGCTGATGCATATCTTTTTGTTTCAAACCGGCAGAATAAATCCCGACAAAATTATCACCTAGAAAATGCTTTATCTTTGATGCGTTTTGCTCAATTAATTCCTGCACATGTGCAAGAACCAGGACTCTGCCATCCCAAAGAGAAACTGCATCATGACAGATTTGAGCCAGGACAACGCTTTTACCGCTATTGTGATGAACAATGAAATGGCCATCAACATACAATTTATCTGAGTCCAACTCAAAACCATAGAAAGCTCCGCAAGCAACTTGATCAACCGTGAAACCTGTACGCAAAACGGATTTTTTCTGACGTCGGTTTGGAGCTTTCTTGCGAGGTATACGACATGGAATATTATGGCAGTCACCGGAAATACAAATTCGGTAATACAAACCTCCTTTGCCGTTCTGACAATAACAGTACTTTGTTCGACAATATGCAGCCAGTCCCAGGCTGCGTGCCAGAAATACTACATCAGATGCCAGTTCTTTTGACTGTGTGATATAATCATACCCAGACCTGCAGTGATGACCATCTGTATCCATCAATCCTGCCAATAAGCTAAGACGGTCATTTTTTGAAGATGTTAAATAATCATGAGGAATAAATTTTGATCCTGAATCATGACCTGCCAATTCAAGCTGCGTCAAAATTCTGGTAATGATGTTCTCCTTGCCTTTTTCATAAATAAGATGGTAGCTGGGACATCGATTATTATCGTCTATTCGTATTCCATAGCCAATTGACTCCGCATAGTTTATAATGGTTTGAGCCACCTCATCATCAATCGATGTAATTTCCACACCATCTCTAATACTGCCATCTCCGATAAGTAATCCCAAAATGTATGGAGGGATCGGCAGGTCTCTTTGATATGGGAACTCTACCTCAATACGATACAATTTTCGCAGATGCTTCCATGATTTTGATTTGGTCAGGTATTCTCGCAAAGAAATATTGTCGATTTCACCTCCTCGGCGACGGCATGGATAATCGTATTTACCTTCAGGTGTACAAACTAAAGATAAAATATGATCTGCATTCACAATAAATGATTCGCCTTTTGTCGGGGTAAGACGGAACATATCACCGTTACCTCTGTGTAGCGAAAGTACATTTCTGGGTTTACTATCAGGCCCCATCAACAAATCGCCAACCACGATGTCTTCAACGGCCTTAATAGTTCCATCGTACATGAGAATTGGATGTCCAGCTGCATGACAACCTGTCGGCAGCACGAGACAACCATTACCTGTGCTTTGTCGCATATAATCATAACATGCGTTAATTGCTTGTTTTTGATATGGTCGAAGTTGTATCACTAATTGTCCTTATCGTTACTATTGTTTTGCCACCCTTGATTGGGTTTTTCATAACGGTGGTCAGATGTTTAATCTGGCAATCGTTAAAAAAGGCCCGGCTTTTTTCCAATGCATCAAGAAGAGGTTTTTGAATATTGTCGATGTCACGCTTCCGCCTGTCCGGCGGGTATACCCTTACCTTCATTGCGAGCATACCCGCCATCGGTTTTACGCTTGCTGCCATAAGGGCAATGCAAACCCGCTTGCGAAATTGCATACCCTCAGAACCAATAAATGTCCTGTTTCCCCGCCGCTTGAAATAATGATTGATACTTGGCGGATATGGCAGCTCTATGGTCAGCGTTTCCAGGGTGCGACTCCTTTGGCCGCTGGAGCATTGCTCTGAGCAGCAACAGTCTCTCTGCCTGAAAAGCCTTTTATTTCGTTGACCAACTCACCTGTGTCATTGCGTTTTTTGACTTTGACATTGATGATAAGAGGTAAATTATGCAGCTCGGCCGAATCTTTTGGTGTAAGAACGCCAACCGCCTTGCATATCGCTGATAACTGCCCGCGTGAAATCTTAGCGGTTGTTTCATTTGGATGGTCGAGATTTAATCTGGCCCACAGGAGCCTGTTCTTATATTGCCCTTCAATAACTTGGAATGTTAATTCCAAATAGTTGCCGCTATTATTTTTTGTTGGTTTAAATTCCGATTTTGTGATAACCGCTAAATACTTTGCCGCTGGTATCGGATCAAAATCGGCTGCTGGTTCTATATCGTTCGCGTTAAATCCATTAAGATTAGCCATTGTTTATATTCTCCAAATTAGTAGTTTCTTGATTTGAGTTATTGAGTGCGCTTATAAACGCATCCCACGACAGAGGAATTTCATATGGAAGGTTGTAGCGGTTCTTAGCAATGCACGATGGCCCGCCGACAGTGCGAATAATTCTTTCGCCACCATCTTTGCCAAGCCCAACAGCAATCGTACGCTCTTTTCCAAAGCCCATATTTTCAGATTCAGTTCTGAACTTGCGGGTTGCAAATAAAACCGCATCCGCCCATTCGGTTAAAAGTGCGGTAGCATGTTTGTGCATACGTGGTGTATAACGATCGTAAGCATTTGATTCCGGGTCTTCAAATCTCTCGACTTTGGCATGAGCGATAAGTATCACTGCCATGTGCCGTTCAGTTCGCAGTGCATCTAAAGCATCGACAAGCTGATGCCAGAAACCAAGTGCTGCAATGTAACCTTTGCCGTAGCCGCCATCACATTTTTCAATTGAGCTTGCACCCGACAATCGGCACAGTTCCTCCCATATAAGCTGTTCCAACCAATCGCCGCTATCGACAATAACCGTTTGATAATTGTGTTTTTCAATTGCCAATGCCGAGAGATATGCTTCCACATCGCTATATTTTTTGGCTAGCGGAAACGATGCACAATCAATTTCACTCAGACCATCTTCAGTTGGAATAAAAATTGGATTGGGTGCATTTGCCCCAAATGTACTTTTGCCGACACCCTCAACACCATAGAGCATCAATCTTGGCGGCATGGAACGTTTTCCTGTGTGTACCTGTTCAAGTATGTTCATTATATTTCCTTAATTAGTTTTATTAAAGTTTACATTTCATTCGGCTGGCCAGCCAAAGGCAGTGGCCGGAATCGAACCGGCGTTATCCAATCCTGCCCGATGGTCCGCACGCTTATCCTGGTGCCGAACACATCAAAAAAAACTACTGCCCTCTATAAGATATCTATTAACTAAATGGGCTAATTTGTTACGCCCAAATATTCCGGGCCTATACCATTTTTTAGAAAAGCATCTCTGAGATGTTTCATGGCACGACCGATGGTAGTTCGCGACACACCCAACTGTTTAGCTACCTGGGCAGGAGAATTGTGCTTAAGCATTTCGCCAATATTCCGCAAACGATCAGGAAGCCCTTCTATTGCCGTATCAACATCAATTTGTGTATCAAAATCACTTTCATATAATGGCAGTGATTCTGATTCCTCATCGATAGTGTCCAGCGATGTAAGATTGAGAAGAAATTTTTTCTCGTTCTGGTATGTGCGCATTAAATAACAATATTTTTTGTTGCAGACAGAACTGACAAATGTACGCCAGCCGCTTTTTTCGGCATTATAATTCGCCATTGCCGAAACAATAGCCAACAGAAAGTCCTGACGCACATCCTGGACGCTTAACCTTTTAAACGCCATGATCCTTCTGAGCCGCGACATCCGCATATCGATTTGTTTTTTTACATACGCCTCGATGTCTTTTGGCGAGTCTGTGATACCAGGGTGTTTGAGGAATGAATCTGCGATACTGAAGTTACTGTTTACTGAAGTTTCCATAAAAAATCTCCGATGGAGGTTGTTAAAAAAGCGAATCACATTGATCCGCACAACCTCCACCGCATTTGCAGTAAATGGAGAAATATTTTTTATGAAGTTATGTAAGTGCTTATTTATTAATAAATTAGCGCAATAAAAAATCCATTTGCATTTGCAGAAAATTCATGCAAATGCAAATGGATTAAGATTTAGCAAATCTAAGGATTACGAACTTTTGCCGTATCTGAGAATGTCATCGTTGCTATAGCTTATTTTAAGTAACGTTTCTAATTGTGGCTCTGCTTTGAAAGCTCTTGTTACCTCATCAGGACGAATATCTATTATTTGACCAATTTTTTGTTTTTCCAATTTGGTAGGAGGTGTTATTTCCCATTTTCGCTGAATTTGATTATTTAATCGCTCATATTCGCCTTTTATATGTTCAATCAGGTACTGCTTTAATTTGTATATATTTCCAGCTGTTTTTTGCCCTTTCTTACTTGGCTTATTCGCAAAATTACTGCGACCTGTGGGGTTCACTTTTTGCGCAAAAACGGATAAACACTGATTCCACTGCTGGGTACATTGTATTTGAGTACCGGAATATTCAAGTACATCATCTAATGGAACCACAATCGATGATTTTTTATCAATCAAAACATGTGCTTCTTCTGAACAATATTTCATGCTGGTGACAAGTAAAATAAAAGGTTTGGGCATTTGGCAAAGGTCTTTAATAATCGAAATAAAAGATTGGGGTTTAGCGATTATCATGTACACCGAAAAATCTGCCGCCGGCTTGGGCCTGTATTTGCCAAGCAATATATAGTCAGACACACTTTGTATAACATTTTGTGCCGGAACCAATGACAGCGCATCGGACAATGCCTTTCGCAGCTTTTCTATATTAATATGGTACAGTGCAATATCGGTTTTTGTAAGGGCAATACGAATATCGCTATCTTCTGGACATACCGCAACTATCTCACCACTTCTATGCCTTATAATACGAAGTTTCAATCCGTATGGTTTTGGGTGTGGGTGTGGGTGTGGGTGTGGATATGCTGATGCGTATTGGCCTGTGGGTGTAAGCAGCGGATTGATGCATCCGAAACTATCACCAATCCGCTGTTTCCATTCAGCCAACACCGCAGTTCTATCGTTACGATTTTCAAGCAACTGCCAAAACGACGTTAGTTTCGCCATTAATATGCTCCCTATTTATATTGATAAAACCTCGCTTTTTCAGCCATGTGTTTACAATGAGACTATCTGACTCGCGGTCGAAAATCGCAACATTAGGCGGTCGGATGCTTACAGTTCTGGGACGGACAGAATTTGTGAAAGTAATTTTGAAACTGGCCTTGACCAAACTCGCCCCTTCAGGAATACAGCGGGATTGCGATTCGAGTGCATCAAAAACATCATCAGCTTTGTGGATTTCGATATGATATATATTCGCATCATGTCGCAACTGCAATTCACAGAGTTGGATTTCATCGATTCCATCTACATCAGTGCATAAAAGCGAGTCTGCGCCATCAATCCGCAGAGGATCAAGCGTATATTTATCACCGCTGTTATCAATGTCAAACATTGAATCACTGCCGAATATGTGTCTGCCGAAAAATTTACAATAGGCTTTCTTTTCACCTTTGGTACTGGTATGAATTGAGAACTCTCCAATTTCAGGATTGTATAAGAGTACATCAAATTTTTCAGGTCGATAAAAAATGCTTGAGGATTCGCCATTTTTAAGCGTACCTTCTCGTTTATACGGTTCCCCATGACGTACCAAAAACCATGCTATATCATCACGCATAAACACAAATACTTTTGTACCACGACCCCGTTTCTTTGTTTCAAACCAATTATTGAGATCACCTTCAAGATTCTGAATTGTTGCAGCGGCAGGTAAAGTGAATTGCGGAATGCTGGAGCATGTAGTCAAGAATGAATCGAATTTCTTGGCACGCACCATAAACTGCTCTGCATGAATCGATTCCAGTAAATTAGGAGATGCAAGCCAAATGGCTACTGCTAAATCACCAACTGTTGGCTGCGGCAATGTCCCCATGTCAATACCCGCTTTTGATGTTTTATTCATCAATTCATCGTAATATCCCGGCAGTGACATTTCGTCGATGAAGAATAACGCATCTAATAATTCTTCTGGAGTGTCTTCACTGGGTGACATAAGTATGCTTGCCAAATGGTCATAGTCGAATTCATCGCCTGCATGCATATTAAAGTGCCTGCCAGCAAAAAATGCAGCATACCGTTGCAAAAATTGCATCAACAACGGCCGGGAAATCGCTTTAAGAATTGCGGGGTTTGAAAAATTTCTGAGTTTAAAACTTGTTGCCATAATAATTTACCTTTCTAAAATAATGTTATACTGTACACTAAACACTAAACGATAGTGTTTAAATTTTTTTAGAATAATCCTTTCTGGGGCTGTTTGGTAAGAATAAGACCCAAATTAATAAGCCGTATTTGCATAGCCTGGCCGGAAACATTAAATATCTTTGCTAATTGTTTGGCTCTCTGTACTGTGGGCTGATTATCTTCGTCCAATCCCCAACGCTCGCTAAGATCGGAAATTTCATTAACCGCAATGTAAGGTTCAAGACTTCCCACTATTTCTTTCCATTTATTTTGCACCATCTGCTTGGGCATCAATAAGAATCCGGCAAATTTATCAGCCTGTATTTCGATGGGCTTTTTTGCTGAAACCTTACGACATACAATCGCAGGCTTCTGGTCAGTTTCAAAGAAACTATTACTGTTTTCTAAAATTTGACTTTTATGCAACTGCCAATGGCCTATTTCATGGGCTACTGTAAAACAATACCGCCCCATTTTGGCAGGATATTCGGAAGGATCTAGCGACTGATCAATACGAATTTTTTTTAGCTTAACCCAGGTTGCTCCAAGTACATCCTGGATTTCAAGCGATGCAGGTAAATCATCAAAACCATAATCCAATTTTAAGCAAGACTCAATTATCGCTTCAACCGGAATGGGGGGCTCTGTAACTTCGCCGAATTTCTGGCCGTATTCACCAAGCAATTTAAATGCTGCAGCTTCAATTTTACTGTCATGTATATATTTTACTTCCATCCGTGTCCCTGTCTATGGTGTCAATCCTTTTTGTCGGGAAGATTTTTGATTATTTTTTTCAAATCTCTTTCTGACATACCACTGGCCTTACGCAAAAAATCAGCCATCATCTTTGGCTTTTCCATAATGATTTTCTGGAGGTCAGGGTCGGTTTTACCCGCCAAAGCCAGCAGTTCATCAGCATCAGTTTCGAGTAAAGCAGCCATTTTTTTTATGGTTTCAGGTGACGGTGGATCGAAATCACCATTTTCAATTCTACTCAAATAAGTTGCACTGATTCCAACGGCGAGCGCAAATTGGCGGAGCGAAAACTTTGGGTCTACTGCTTTCTTAGCATCCCGTAATTTTCGAATTTTGTTTCCGAATTCGCGATTTCCTGGCATTAGGTACCCTAATAAAACTATAAATCCTTAACTGTTTAGCAATTCTAAACGCTTTTATTTTTTTTGCAATAAAAAAAATAACAAAAAAATGTGGCTCGCTTAACTAATTGGTTTGCAATGACTTAAAATAAAAAAAATTTACACACTATTTATTGCGTAGATTTATCTTCCTGCTCCATTCCTAATTTTGACTTCCAGCGTTACAAAAATGGCACTTCGTCTAATATATGTTTATAGAGGGATATATTTTTTATCCTTTTTTTCGAGCTAAAATTCGCACATGGAACATTTATTATTGCCCTGATTTTTAAAACATTTTTTTTGCAATACCGGAGTCATAATGGAAAAAGAATCAATAGAAAAAATAGAAGCCACAAACAATGAAAAAAATTCTGAACTCATTAATATTGATGTTATAGCGCAGATGCTTAAATGTTCGACAAGGCACGTCAGACGCATGGTTAATACGCGAAGAATTCCCCGTCCTATCAAACTTGGTGCATTAGTCAGATGGATAAAAGCGGACATTGAGCATTGGTTTGCAGAAGGTTGCCCAAATTGCCGTAAATAAAAAACAATGGATATTGCAGAATTAGCTTGATGTGCTGCAAAAATTAGTGCTCACATGTCACACCTGAAAGGAATAACTTTATGGCAACTATATATCGCAAAACTTACACGCAGCCATTGCCAAAGAATACCCAGATTGTCGAACGTAACGGCCAGAAAATGGCTTTATGGGTAGATGGCAAAGGCAGGAAACATTTTGACCAGATCACTACCGGCAACAAAGGACAAACCAAAATAATCCGTTATAGTCCAACATATCTTGCACAATACCGCGATGCCGATGGACAAATGGTAATTGAATCCACCGGCTGCCGGGATGAACAGGCCGCTAAACATGTACTGGCCGAACTTGTTAAACGGGTCGAACATGTTAAAGCGGGTATTATTTCCACCCAGCAGTGCCGAACTGCCGATCATGCAAAATTATCACTTGATGAACATATCAATGCCTATCTTGAGCATCTTCAGGCAAAGACTGTCAGAGGCAAACGTGTATCAATAGACCATAGAATTAACGTGCAGCGTCAATTAGAAAAATTGATTGATGATTGCAAATTCAGAAGGCTCATAGATATTACTCGTGATTCGATGGAAAAATGGATGAACCGTTCTGAAAAAGATGGCATGGGAGCACGTACCAGAAATACCTATCGGGCCGCCATTATCGCATTTTGCAACTGGTGCGTCGAGACCGATAGAATGACAGCCAATCCGTTATCGAGATTGTGTGCTGCTGATGAGCACGCCGATAAACGCAAACAGCGAAGAGCATTAACGGAAGAAGAACTGAATAGATTGTTTATCGCTGCCCGGCTTCGCCCACTTGCCGAATATGGCCGTAAGTCTTTGCTGTTACCTGCCGGGAAAAGGAAAGGTCACAAGTCCTGGCACAAAGAGCCGCTTGTATTTGAAAAGTTAGAAGAGTTGGCAAGTAATGGACGAGAGATTTTAAAGGATAATCCCGAATTAATATCAGAACTCCAGTGGTTGGGTCGTCAACGAGCTCTTATCTATAAAGTTCTTGCCCTGACCGGCCTTCGCAAAAGCGAACTTGCAAGCATTACAATTGGCCAAGTCTGGCTGAATACCAAGCAGCCCTACCTTGAACTTAAGGCCAAAGATGAAAAGGCCGGACGAGGAGCACAGATACCATTAAGAAGTGATGTTGCCATCGAAATTAAAAAGTACATGCAGGAGAAACTTCTTCGATTGCAACAGGATTCGAAGAATAAACTTGCCCAGGTTCGTCTTCCTGCCGCCATACCGCTTTTTGATATGCCAGATTCTATGGTTGGTATATTTAACCGCGATATTGCCGCTGCAGAAATTGAAAAAGAAGATGAACGCGGCCGAACGCTTGATGTTCATGCCTTGCGTCACACCTTTGGAACGCATCTCAGTAAGGCGGGCGTAGCGCCTCGTGTTGCCCAAGCTGCAATGAGGCATTCATCAATTCATCTTACCATGAATATTTATACCGACCCAACACTTCTTGATGTTGCGGGAGCTATTAACGCACTTCCTAAATTCCCTAGCCCTTCGGCCAGAAATGCTAAAATTGCATAA